GGTGGGCTGCTAATTTAAATTGTCGCAGCACACCTGTGTGCTGTCAGACGAACAATTACGGAGAGTTTGCGATAGTTCTGCTACGCCCCCTGGCAAAACGCGAGCCCACGATCAAGCAATGGGCCGATGTCCACCTTCAGTCCAGCGATCGACGGATTGTCGCGCCAGATCTCCTCAACATCCCGCCAGCCCTTTGCCGCCATTCGCCCGCGGGCGATGCCGTTCAGGGCGTAGGTCTCGCCAGCTGCAACGAAGAGCACTGCCATCCCATCGCAGCGGAAGACCCCCGCATCAACGGTCAGCGGCCACTCGTCGCCGAGCGTCTCTCGAGAGATCCGGTCAGCGGCGGTCGGCGCTACTGTTGCCGGACGGCGCGTCGGTGCCGGCATGGCGGTGGCCGGAACCTCAACGCGAGCGCCAGCCTCCAAGGTCGCAGCAACGCTATCGAGTGTCGGCAGCTCGGCGACCACCTCGCCCGGTACAACCGAAGCTGTTGGTTGGATTGAAGAGGTGTTTGTGCCGCCGCCGAGCGAGCCCAAGGCCGAGCAGGCAAACAGTAGGGCGATAGTGCCGAGACAGCCGAATGTGGCCCAGCCACGGCGCGTCGAGGGAAGTTTCATGCGGGCGCTCCTTCGCGGTGCATGTTGGCGTTACGTCTCACGTAACGCTCATCGTAGCCCGAAGGGTACGCACGCACCAGCGAAGAAGCGTTCACGATCTGTGCGGTTCGACAACTACCGCTCGATCAGCGTCAAGAACACCGCCCCCGGCGGCCAGATGACCGGTCGCGCCGGCACCGTGGCGGCGGCGAGCTCCGTGTCCTCGGGCGTCACCACGGCGAAGACGTGCCCGGGGTCAGCGAACTGCCGGGCATCGTACGGTGGCAGCCCGGACGGCAGTTGAACCACGGCCGGCGCATCACACCACGTCTGTACGTCGAAGCCCCCGCGCCACTGGAGGCAGGACCCCGCCGGCCCCGTCCAGGTCACGGTGAGCCGCCCTTCCGCGGCCCACGCGGCGGCGACAGCGGGGGCGGGCTCGGCGGCGGAGGCCGCCGGCAGTGGAATGAAAAGAAGCGCCAGGAGGCCGAGCAGCAAAACGCGCATATCAGTCCTCAACGTGCGGGAGAAAAATCCGAATCGGCCAGGGCCAGCTCCCGCCCGCGTTCACATCCGGCGGAGGGTAGGCAGTGACGGTGGGCTGCTGTTCCCACGCACCATCGTCGGTCGGGTGGATTGGTCCCCAGGTGGCGTACGGCATCCCCGGCCCGTAGGGGTCGGGCGTTGCAGCAACCTCAACGGCGGGAACGGCTGCCAGCAGGAATGAGGAAGACGCGAGCACGACAACCAGCAGCGTGATAACCAGCAGCGGTCGCATCATGACAGGCCCGCCTCCTGACGGGCGATTTGTACCGGCAGAGTCGGCAGAGGGGTCTCTGGCTCAAAGGCGACCGTGTCGCTGTCGCCATCATAGGTTGTATGCGTGACGCGGAACGTGCGGAGGCGGTCGACCCCGGTGCCGAGCGCAGACGGGAGCACGCGGACGCTGACCTCGTGGCCGGCGCGCAGCATATCGGCCGGGTACCGCGCCCCTGCGCCATCCTGAAGACTGCGGATCACAGTTGCCGCCTCAGGGAACGGCACGGCGCGGTCGGCGAGCGCCGTGTCACGGATGCGCTCCGCCAGACTGGTGCTTGTCGTCTGCGCCGTCACCGCCGCCTGCCGGGTCATGTTTAGGCGTGCCACGCTGGCAGCATCGACCGCAGCAGCCGTGCGCACGGTCGCGCCGGCAGCGTCGCGGTGCGTGACGTAGATGCTGTTGGCTGCTGCGTCGAGCGTCCGGCGCAGCTGGAGCGACGCCACCTCCGCATGCCAGCGCCGCGCGCCGAGCCCCCGGCGGCGCAGCATCAGGATGCGGTCCTCCCAGACCGCATACTCCAGCGCCGCGCCGGCGCTGTCACCGAGTTGCGCGAGGCGATCGAGCACCCGCAGCATGCTCGCATCGCTGTATACCTCATCGGTGAGGTCGGGCAGCGCGCTGCTATCGAAGTTCACCGCGGCGACGATGCTGCTGAGCTGGCTCGGGTTCGTTGCGCTGACCACACCGATCATGTGCCGCGCAATGTCCGCAACGGTGACTGGCAGTGCCTGGCTGCTGACCCGGACGTTCGTGAGCAGCAGCGTATCGGCGCCGGTGGAGGGGGTGTATGCGGCGTTCGGATTCGCATTGCGAAAGCAATAGATCGCAAACGCCGCCGCCGGTGTCGGCAGCGTGAGGGCGACCGGGGTAATGCTGCCAGTCGTCTGCGTCCAAACCGTCTCAACGAAGGTCCAGATGGCCCCCAGCGGATTCCCCGCTACCGGCGTAAAGCTTTGCAGGCCAACCTGCCAGTCCGCCGTCAGCGTCGTATCCTGCTCAAAGCGGATGTGGGTGATCGTCCGCAGCCCCCGGTCGGGCGGAAGGTAGCCGACTCGCGCGACGACGTTCGGCGCGTTCCCGTAGGTCTCGCCGTTCTTCGCGCTGATGCGGACGACCCCATCCAGCGCAAAGTCGAACCGCTCCGGCATATTGTCGGCGCGCTGGCGCCGGTCCATTACGAACCAGCGGCCGAGCGACGTGTCGGACCACAGCGTGGTATACGGCAAATCGTCCAGCGCCTCGACCGCCCCCATCGCCCCAAGCCGCAGCCCCTCCTCCGTCTCGATGAACAGCTCCGGCTTCGCGAGCCGCCCCTCCCAGATGGTGCGGCCCGGCGCGCGGTAGCGCACCCACGGGACCTGGCCGTAGTCGTAGATCGCGTACGCCTCGCTGAGCCGCAGCGGGATCGTCGCCGTCAGGTGCTCAAACCCACGTTCACTGGTCGTGGCCACGATCTTGCGCGCCCCGCGTGCGGTAGCGTCGAGCAGCAGGCGGCCGCCTGGCCCATCGTAGATTCCCAGGAAGTGCATGGCAGCCCCCTACTGCGGCGCCAGGTACGCCGTCGACCGGCGCACCGCCAGCCGGGCGGATAGGACGCTGGTCGTGCCGACATCGACCGGGCGCCAGTACTGGCCCTGGGTTGCCAGCCACAGGCCGCGGTACGTGCTGCCGACCATCTCCAGCGCGATGTTGTCATGGTGCGTGCCGTAGCTGCGCCCGCCGGACACGCCCTCCAGGCGCAGCTCGGGCGCGAGCATCGTCGTCGTCTCGCCACTCAGGACCCCAAGGTCGTAGGTTGCGCCGCTGAGCCCGGCCTGTGGAATGGCGTCAAACTGGATCACGCGGCTGGTCGCGTCGTGCAGTGCAACGAGCGCCACGCTGTCGATGTCGAGCGTCGGGCTACCGGCTGTGGCGTCGACGCTGGCGACAACCTGCATCTGGGTGAACAAAAAGGGGTGGCGGACGATGCCGAGCCTGCGCCATGCCGGCCAGACCTGGCCCACCGGCGATGGCGGCACCAGGAAGGGCGCCGTTGTGACCGTCGCCCCGTAGCCGATCAGGCGCACTTGCACGGAGAACGCGCGTGCCGTCGCGTTATTGCGGCAGTTGATCAGGACTGCGACCGGGCTGCGATGGGCGGACTCGGGAATGGTGAGTGCGCCGCTCGCCACCGCTGCCGTGCCGGTCGGCGTGTAGCGCAGCACGTTGCTCGTATTGAGCGGCCGGTTGCTGGCATCGCTAACGGCGGTGTACCCTGTCGCCGTCGCCGTGGCGAGATCGTAGTTGGCGACGACATCCGCGGTGTGCCCCCCGACGCAGAGGTACCCGGCGGGAAATCCACTCGTCGCCGTGGCCGTAATTGGCCCGAGGTACAGGCTGAACACGGGCGACGGCGTTCGGTGGTCCGGGATGCCGCTGACCGCCATCACCTGCCCCGCCGGCACCGTCGTGCTGGTGTAGGTCGCGGTGGGGCTCGTCGCCAGCCAGCGCGCCCGCCGCCGGAGCTGGAGCCGCAGGCGCTCCAGCTCGCCAGTCATCAAGCGATCGTTCCACGACCCCGGCAGCTCGACCCGCGCCTGCGTGACGACGCTTTCCACCGTGCCGACGCCGCCGGTGATGGCCGCCTGCAGCCGCAGCAGCGTCTCGCTGGCGGCCATATGCCGTCCACTGGCAGACGCGGCGCCGCGGCGCGCCAGGTGATTGAGGAGATCGAGCGTCTGCTGCACGGCGACGCCCGACGCACCCGACAGGTCAACCTCAATGGTCTCCTCAACCTCCGGGAACGGCGCGTCCGCCGGCGTTGCGATGGCAGGAGCGTAGCCATCTGCCGCCAGCACCACACCATTGCCGATCAGACTCTGGGTCAAGAGTCCGTTAGTCAGCCCCAAAACACTCAGGCTCATAGTCGTCCTCGCATCCGCGCCTCAACGGCGCGCTCGAGCTCGCGTATTTTCTCGTCCAGGATCGCCTCGACGCGCCGCTCAAATGTCACATCCCGCCCCCCGCCGCCGCTGTACGTGATCGTCACCGGCATGCTGATGGTGAGCCCGCCCCCGCCTCCGCCGGTGGCCGGCGCCACGCCGGCCAGTGCCGCGCGCGGCGTCGGGACGAGGTGGGGCACGCCGGTCGACACGTCGGCGGCCAGCCCGCCGACCGCCTGGGTCAGCGTGCGCGCGAGCTGCGGCACGCCGGCCAGGAAGCCGGACGCGATGCCTGCCAGCGACGGCGCGCCGACCTGCTCGGCAAATACCTTTGACGGGGAGCTGATGCCGAGCGCCTGCTTCGCGGCGGCGAGCGCATCGTTCGCCGCGCTCGTGACGGCGTCCTTGAGCGCCCCGACGCCGTTGCTGATGCCGCTGATGATGCCGTCGATCAGGTCGTTGCCGAGCGTCCCCGCCCCGCCCGTGAACGCCATCCAGGCGTCCTGGATCGCGGCGATACCCAGGTCGATCGCCGCGCCGAGCATCGTCGCCGCGCCTTCGATCACGCCGACCAGCGCGGTCACGAACGCCGCCGCGCCCTGCTGCACCGCCGCCCACGCCCCGGCGAAGTCGCCCTGGATGAGCGCGAGCGCCGCGCTGAGGATGCCCTGGATGAGCGCCAGGGCGCCGTCGATCGTGCTGCTGATCAGCTGCCATGCGCCGGACAGCAGGCTGACCAGCGTTGCGCCGTGGGCCTGCACGAAGCCGGCGACGGCGCCGAACACGGTTGTGATGATCGCCTGGACCAGCGCGACGGCGGTCGTCACAATGGTCTGGACCTGCGCCCAGGTGGTCTGGGCAAATGCCAGAATCTGCGCCCCGTGCGCCTGCCAGAAGGCCAGCACGACAGCGAGGACGGCCATGATCACGCCCTGCACCGCCGTCAGCGCGACGGTGGTCGCCGTCTGGATGCCGGCGAAGTTCGACTGCCACGCCGCGTACAGGGCGGCGATGACCGCCCCCAGCGCCACGAACGGCGCGGCGGCGGTCACGGCGGCGACGGCGGCGGCGGCCAGGGCCGGCAGCAGCGCAGCCGCGAGGACGCCCGCGACGCCGACCAGGATCGGGACGAAATTGGCCTGGAGGAAGGCGCCGACCGGCGCGAGGGCGGCGAGCAAGACCGCGAGACCGCTGCTGAGCGCGGCAGTCTGCGCAGCGCTGAGACCGAACGTCGTCGCCAGCGCCTGCACGGGCGACTGGCCCGTGCTGAGGGCGGTGACCAGCGCCAGGAGCTGCCCAACCAGCGCCGCGGCCTGATTGCCCAGGAGGACCAGGGTCGGGATGAGGAGGTCGCCCAGCGCGATCTGCATTTGCTCGACCGCGCCGCCGAGGTTGCCCTGCATCAGGTCGAACGCCGTCTGCATCTGCGTCGCCATGCGCTCGGCGGAGCCGCCCGACTCGGCCAGCATGGTGCTGTACTCGGCGATCTGCTCAGGGCCGGCGGCGATCAGGGCCATGAGCGAGCTGGCGGCCTCGCGCCCGACAATGGTGGCGATCGCGGCCGCCTGCTGCTCGGAGGTCAGGCCCGAGAGGCCGGCCTGGAAGGCGGCGATCACCTCCGGCATGCTCTTCATGGTGCCGGAGGCGTCGAAGACCTCGATGCCAAGCCGCTGCATGAGCGCGGCGGACTTGGCGGAGGGGGCGGCCAGGCCGAGCATGATCGCCCGCAGCGCGGTCCCGGCGCTGCTGGCCTTGATGCCGTTGTTCGCCAGCACGGCGAGCGCCGCGCCGGTGTCGTCGATCGAGACCCCCATCGAGGCGGCGACCGGGGCGATGTACTTCATGGACTCGCCCAGGTCGACCACCCCCGCCGCCGAGATGTTGGAGATCATCGAGAGCTTGTCGGCGACGGCGGTCGCCTCGGAGGCGGCCATCTGGAAGCCGTTGAGGGTCGCGGCGGTGATCTCCGCCGCGGTCGCCAGGTCGACGGCGCCCGCCGCCGCGAGCGCCAGCGTGCCGGGGAGGGCGTCGACCGACTGCGCGGCGTTCATGCCGCCGGCCGCGAGCTCGAAGAGGGCGGCGCCGGCCTCGGACGCCGAGAAGACGGTTGCCGAGCCCATCTCGATGGCGGCGGCGCGCAGCGCCGCCATCTGCTCGGCCGACGCCCCCGAGACCGCGCCGACGCGGGCCATCTGCGAGGAGAAGTCGGCGGCGACGTTCACCGCCGATGCGGCGAAGCCACCGGCAGCCACGGCCGCCGCGGCAAAGCCCGCAACCACCGCCCCGCTCAGGGTCTGGCCGAGGCCGGCGAGCGACGCCTGGACCTGGCGGAGCTGGGCGCTCGCCTGATCCTGCAATTGAATGACTAAGCGGAGGAGGGCCTGGGACATCGGGCCTCCAACGACAGCGCGGCCAGGGCGACGGCGGGTCAGCCGTCATCCTGGCCGCGCGGGGCGCTCGATCGTGTGCTGTCGCATATCAGTCGTCGGGTGCGTCGCCGTCATCCACCTCGGTCGCCGCCAGGATGTCGGCGATGCTCGCCTCTTCGCCGCCGAGCCCGCCCCGGCCGCGCCGCTCGCTCCGCCGCCGCTCCGCTGCGTCGTGATCGGCCCGCGCATCAAGGTAGGTCACCACCTCCGCGGCGACGTCAGGGTCGAGCGCATCCACCTCGGCGGGCGTCCAGCCGAACCGCTCGGCAAACACGATGTAGAGGTCGTAGTCGCCGGCGGCGCCCGTCGTCCGGCCGGCAAGCTTGCTGCGCCAGCGCTCGTAGAGACTGGCGCTTACGGGTTTGGGTCGTTGCCCTCGTCCTCGTCCTCGCCCTCGTCAGTCGTGTTGCGCTCGACAATCTCCTGGAGGGTGCGCTTGACGAGCGGCTCGGCTGGGTCAAGGCGAGCAATGTTCTGCGCGGTGCAGGCGACGCCAGCGAAGGATGGGCCCTGCCAGGCGAGGACGTTGTGCGTCATCAGCGCCACCTGGTAGGCGCCGACGTCGTACTGCATCTCGGGTGCAGCCGCGCGCGCGGTCTTCCGCCGCCCCCCGGCCAGGCCGGAGAGCTTCATGGCGGAGCCGATCACCCGCTGCTGCACCCCAAAGGTCATCTTCGGACGGATGAACATGACATCCGTCTCTGGCGTCAGGTCCTTCTCGTCAATGACGCCGTGCGCGGTCACGGCGACACGCCCCTCGGCCACAAACATGGGCATAACTGGCTGCTCCTCTCAGGTTTAGATCGTCGCGCTATCGTTCTGGACGCGCATGATGATGTCCGTGCCGGCGGTCGTGTCGTACTCCGACTCGAGGGTGAACACGATCGTCCGGTTGCTCTCCTCGAGCTCGCCCCAGTCGCTGACCTCCAGCGGCCCCCACAGGTCGAACTCGATGAAGTGGCGGTAGGTCGTTTCGATGATTGGGCCGTTGAAGCGCACCCGGACGCGGGCGACGGTATCGCCCTCGTTGTTGGCGTAGATGGTGTACTGCGTCAGGTCGAGCAGCTCCATCACGATCTCGAGCGTGATGGCGCGCTTTGTGCGCCCGGTGCGCTGGAACTGCCGCCCGCCGGACGGGCCGCTGGCCGACCACTTGCGCGTCACGCCGGTCGGGATCGTGAGGTTGCACGATACAAAGCGGCCGCCGGTGATCTCCGACGTCCCGATCGCGCTCGCGGTGTCGATCCAGAGCTGCATGTCGGACGGGGCGAGCAGCGGCGGGTTGAGCTGCGCCGGGACGCTGCTCGGCGCGGTCGCGCTGGGGAAGCGCCCCATCCCCGACGCCTCGACCATCACGCCGTCCTCGCCACTGGCATCCGCGGTGATCGTCACCTCGTCCAGCATGCAGTAGGCGGCCTGGAACGCCTGGACGTTCGGGTCGCCCCAGTAGAGCGTCGCCGAGTCGATGTCGTCGGTGGTGAGCGTCGGCGTGAACGTCCACAGGCGCGGCGTGGTGCCGCCGGGGGTGGTCGGCGACACGACGCCGTCAAACAGCATGTGGCCCAGGATGACGGCGTTGCGGGTGTCGAGCCCGCCCTCGCCCTCGAACTCGCACCAGCGGCGCACGGTGCGCGAGCGGGTGTTGCGCGCCAGATGCCCGCGCGACTCGTCCGGGCGGTACCGTGACTGGCGCGGAGTGAGCGTGCCCGCGAGATTGAGGTAGTGGGTCGGCGGGTTGACCGCGGTGCCGCGCGTGGTCTCCAGGGCGAGCAGCAGGTACTCGAACGGGATCGTCGCCATGTCAGTCCTCCGAAGTCAGCGCGGCGCGCCGGACGCCGGCGGGGGTCCGGTCGGGGCGCCCGGGCACGGGGGCATCGGCAGCCGCGACGTAGAGGCCGCTCGGCACCAGCGAGTCGACGAGCCACCGCGGCATGCGCGCGATCTCACCGACCGTCAGATCGCGCAGCGGGACGCCGGTCAGGTGCGGGCGCGGCGCGGGGGGCGCCCCATCCGCATCGGGCTCCGGCTCCGCGGCGCCGACATAGCGGTAGGCGGTGGTGGTCAGATCCATAGGCCCTCCTCAGATGCCGCTCTTGAACGGCGCCTTCTCGAGCACGTCCACATACACGTCGAGCGCGCGGTAGAGCGTGCCGCCGATCGTGACGAACACCGCGCGCATGTCCTCGACCACAGCGACGCCGTTCTGCAGCGCGCCGCCGAGTTGCTTGTCCGCGTCGATCGCAGCCGGCAGCGCGTTGACGAAGGGGACGAGGAGCTGCTCCGCCCGCTCGTTGTCGAGCCACCGCAGCACCAGGCGGCAGAGCACCACGTAGTGCTGCGCCGTCACCTGGCCGTGCTGCTGGCGCGGCGCGCGGTCGAGCAGCATGTAGAGCGTCGGCGAGTCCTGGATCGAGGTTGGCTCGTAGTCAAGGATCGGGTGGCCGGCGAGTTCGGGGACGGTGCCCCAGACCGCCTTCAGCCCATCGAGCACGCCGCGGTAGCTCACCCGTCACCTCCCAGGAACGCCATGCCGAACGCCGCAAGCTCCGCCTGAATGCTGTCGCGGCTCGCCGCGAGGCCCTCGGTCAGGAACGGTCGCCGCCGGTGGACGAAGGGCGCGTACGAGACGCTTGTCCCGACGACCCCGCGCTCGCCCGCCGCCTCGACCGCGTGGGTGATCGAGCGGCGCAGCGTGCCGGTGCGCACCGGCGCCCGCACCTTCGCAGCCCCCTCGACCGTGATGACGATGCGGGTCATGAGCCGCTCGCGCAGCCCCCGCATCCGCGACGGGTCGAGTCGCGCGGCGAGCTCCTCCGGAGTCATCGCAGCGCGTCCACGTACTGGCGACGGACGTTGGCAAGCACCATCCGCTGCTGCTGGTTGAGCCCGCCCAGGTAGCGCACCCCGCCGCCACCCTCCACGCCGATGATCTCGGTGTAGAGGCCCTTGTCGCGCGTCCGGTAGGCGTTGACCGCCAGCTCGATCGTCAGGGCGACGATGCTCTCGGGAGGCGGACCGTAGCCGAAGCGGGCGGTCACGGTGTAGCGACCCGCCTGCCAGCCGTCCGCGCGCTCCAGCAGAAACAGCCCGGCCTCCCACGCCTCGTCCCACGCGGTGATCGCGGCGCTGTCGCCAGCGAGCGTGATCTGCGCAATGCTGCCGCGCAGGTACGGTGGCAGGCGCAGCCAGGTGGAGCGCTCGGCGCGGACGGTGCGGGGTGTGGCGACGGGCACGACGGCGTCCCACGTGGCACTCTCTCTGAAGAAGCCAAACCCCAGCGCCTTGTCGACGACGTCACGGGCGTCGTTGAGGAGCTGCGCCATGAGCACGCTCGTCCCGTCGTTCTGCGGCGCATCGGGGAGCCGCATGCGGAGCTGCGCCAGGGTGGCGTACGACACAGGGCCTCCAACGACAGCGCGGCCAGGGCGACGGCGGTAGCATCCGTCATCCTGGCCGCGGTGGGCGCTCGTCTCGGTTGGGCGCACGCCTGTGCGCCTCGTCTCTAGTATAGCACGGCCGGCCCGCACCTGGAATGATACGGGCGCTACTGCGACGCGACGGCGACGGCGGCGGTCACGTCGAGCCGGCGGCCGCGGCTGGTGCTCCAGCGGTAGCGCCAGCGCGCATCCGTGCCGGCCACGCCGCCGCTGATCCGGGCGGTGAGGTCGCCTGCGGCCGTGAAGCTGCTCGCGTCGACGGCGCAGGTGCCGTCGAGCTGGACGCACTCCAGAGCCGTCACCGTCTCGGCGGGCGCGGGGCGGGCGGCGCCCCA